CCTCTGTACTCGGCGTTCGCCCTGAATGGCTGTCGACTGGTGAGGGAGAAATGGGTGCCGGTAGCCTCCGTGAGCCTAATGCGCTATACCAGGTAAAAGCCTCTGCAAATGGGATCTACCGCGTGGATGTACTCGACGTAAAAGCCAGCGCTGGCCCTGGCTCACTTGTGACCAGTGATTTCATTGAGACGATTAGAGCTATCGAATACACCACGGAACAGGCTCGAGTCCTTTTCGGCAATCGACCAGCTCATCATGTGAAAGTGATTACCGTTAACGGTGACAGCATGGATGGCACGATAAGTCCCGGAGATCAGATCTTCGTCGATACAGGCATTACGCATTTTGATGGGGATGGAGTTTACGTATTTGTGTTCGGCAAAACTCTGCACGTTAAGCGCCTACAGATGCAGCGTGACCGCCTGGCTGTCATCTCAGATAACCCGATTTATGAGAAATGGTACGTTGAGCCAGGGGATGAGGACACGTTCTACGTTATGGCTAAGGTCCTGCTCAGGCAGTCGATAGACTACAAACGATTCGCATAACCCGCTACGGCGGGTTTTTTATTGCCTATAAATCACCGCTTCGATTGTTTCCCGCCTTAAACGCGATACTCGCTTCACTTTTTTCACTTCGCTGATAAAAAAATATCACTTTAACATTCAAACATTTATCGCTTTATCTATTATAAATATCGTTTTGGCGATTGACTCAAATAATCGCTTTAGCTATTGTTAAGCCCAAGACGAACGGCGCACCACTACCGCCCCGTCATGCTCTTTAACAATATGCAGAGTTTTACAGCGTCAATGACCTGTTTAGACCCCTACACGAAAACGTGGCGTAGCACCGGGTGCGATCCGGCCGGTGTGAGGTTATCCCCGCGCGAGAGCGAGAACGGCGTGAGAATGGGCAACACTGGCAGTGAGTTGGCGATGATTCAACCAATAGGAGGAATTGGTATGTAACAGCAAGCGGATAGACCGCAGCCGAAAGGCAATGCAGCAGTCATGATGCTGCCCTGAGTCGCCAGTAGGCGAGCCTGTGTAGTGACGGGTCAAGGTTCTTATATCAAAACAAGCTCCGGTAGAGCAGCGCGAACGCCAGACGCGCACCGGTTATCAGCGGCGATGAAGCGACAGCGACTCAAGGGCATGAGCGTGGCCACTCCGGGTAGTGGCATCCACCAGAGGTCATTTACGAGTGGCCTGCGGTGAATAAACAAAGGGGTGATGCGGCGATGAAGATATATAGCATCGAGATTTACAACCTTGGTGATACAGCGATGTATTCAGCATCGCCTCTGCCAAAGGGTTGCTTGGGTGTGGTGGTCGACAAGTGCAAATTCGATATCTACCACGAATTGCCGGGCGGTGTTTTTTACTCAGAATGCGATGGCCTGCTGAGCATCTACCACTACTCACCCGGTAGCACAGAAGGATTTGGCGGCCGCACCATTGCGCTTCCTGTAATGGAGCCGTCGGTAATATCTCCTCGCATTAAAGCCCGGCGGGTAAAGACATTCAAGGGGTCCCTGTGGGCCTCGGCAGAGGCTGGCAGGGCTGTAGAAAAGCACCTCGGCACGACGATAACCAATATTGGCGTACGGGAGTCATCAGACAGATTACGGGTTTATTACGCTGCTGAGGCTACCGCTGAATTCCTGGAGAGGGTGTCACGGGTTGTGGTGCTTGGGAAGCCGGAATGCAGTCCACTTTTGTGAGGTCGCTCCGGCGGCCTTTTTTACGCGGGTAACTACAAAGGGTAAGGGTATGGGGACAAGGCATTTAACGTGTGTGGTAAGTGGCGGGGAATACAAAGTTGCACAGTACGGGCAGTGGGATGGTTACCCATCAGGTCAAGGTATCGACATTCTCACATTTCTGCGTGAACAACTTAACCGAGATGTGTTCCTGACCAATCTTTCGCAGACCTTTCAGCCTACCGAAGAGCAGATTAAAGCGTGGTGGCTTGAGGTTGGTCATGACATGGAAAGCAGTGGCGGATTTGTGGATCACTCGATTGCTAAGCGGTTCAGCAAAAACCACCCTTCTCTATCTCGCGATACTGGCGGCGAAATTCTCTCCCTGATTCAGGGATCCGGTGAGCCGTTGCCGGTTCGCGTCTATAAGGAGTTTGCAGCTGACTCACTATTTTGCGAGTGGGCCTACGTGGTGGACTTCGATAAAAACACCTTTGAGGTATTTGAAGGTTTCAACCATGACCCTCTAAAAGAAGATGAGAGATTTTACGGGGTCACCTGTGACAGCGGAAATAACGGCTATCACCCAGTGCGCCACCGGAAAACGTATCCACTCGACTCGCTTCCAACCGATGAAGAGTTTTTGGCTGAGTTAGAGCCGAAAGAAGAAGACGAATAGACCCGCTCCGGCGGGTTTTTTATTGCCTCATACCCCAGCAACTTCACAGAGGTTGCTCAGTTATGAGACGGCGGCCATCCACCGCCAACATTTTTGTCTTGCGCATATATGCGTAGGGGTAACGTTCAGCGGCGCGGCTTAAGCGCGGAGATGATTATGAAGACTTTGAAGATTACATGGCTTTCCTGTGATAGCTGCGATGGCGGCAATCAGCCTGGTTCGTTCATCAGCGTTACCACTGAGAAGGGCTGCGGTTTCCGGCTTTACGAAGGTGATAAAGCAGCATGCCCGTGCTGCGGCGCTACTGGCGTTATTGATGCGGATGGTGAAAGCGCATGGGTTGAATGGGATGAGGTGGCCTCATGACAGTCACCCACAACGGCAAGCAGTACACCGCATCGAAGTTAAACGATAACGAGTGGAAACTCTCATCGGTCGATAAGCCGCGCGAGTCACTCACCATGAACCGTCAGCAGATGGCGCTGGCCGGGCTGCTTGAACAGGTGGAGGGGAAGTCATGATCGGCGCTCACTATGGCACCACCCCTATCATTCGCCAGTGTATCGAGCCTGGCATGATGGCGCTGCACGGAGGCCGCACCTACCGCGTATCCGCCGTTATCCACGAACGCAAATGGGTTTACCTGCACACCGACGCAGAAATCATCCGTGTTAACGATCGTGTAATCGACGTTCTGCTAGACGGTACCGGCCAGCCAATTCAGCACTAATCCCCACCCCATTTCAAATCTGGCAGCCAATCGGTGCCGGTTGACGCACAAGCAGATTTCAGGAGTAACCCATGGCCGCATATCGCGCATACGACCACATAGAGGATCGTCGCTGGGTCGAGCAGCAGTTAACCGACGAGAAAGAGAAGTGGATCGATGACCGGGCGCAGGAAATCATCGGCATGATGCCAAAAGAGCCGTCCGGCATCTTCCACTTTTCCGTGCCGATCGACGCCAGCCCATACGAAGGACTTCGCAGCGATAAAGCTGCCGAGGCATACAACGACTTCGTTTCGGCAGTGGCCTACGCCCAGGCAGAGCACGACTGGGAGCACCGCACCGGCTGCCCGTTCTGAAACCAGATTATCAGGAGTAAATGATGAGCTTCAGCATCGTTGAATTCGTTAAACAACAGGAGCCGTTCTTTTCCGGGGCGGTCACCGATCAGTCCGTAACATGGGCGAAAGAGAGCCAGTTCGCCATGCAGCTGTTCCAGAAGAATGACTTCCTCACCAAAACAGCAATGAACAACCCGGTCAGCGCTCAGAACGCGATCATCAACGTGGCCGCCATCGGCATCACGCTGAACCCGGCGAGCAAACTGGCTTATCTGGTGCCGCGCGACGGCATGGTGTGTCTCGATATCAGCTATATGGGCCTGCTTCATCTCGCCCAGGCTACCGGATCCATTAAGTGGGGCCAGTGCAAACTGGTCTACTCAAACGACACTTACGAGTCGAATGGCCTCGATACTGCGCCGACCCACAAATATAACGCCTTCGGTGACCGAGGCGCGGTGGTTGGCGGCTACTGCACAGTGAAAACCCCGGATGGTGACTACCTGACGGAAGAAATGAGCCTTGCAGAGATTAAGGCTACAGAAGCAACCAGCAAGGCCAAGAACGGCCCCTGGAAGAACTTCTGGGAGGAGATGGCGCGTAAGACCATCGTTAAGCGCGCCAGCAAATACTGGCCCCGCGCTGAGCGTCTGGATAACGCCATTCACGTCATCAATGAAGATGAGGGTATCCATCAGGAACCGGTGATGGCCCACACGCCTGATAGTGAAGTAATCCTGTCTGAAGAGCAGAGAAAGCAAGAACTTCACGACAAGGTGTCAGCGCTGTGCGATGAAATGGAACGCGCTGAAACCATGCACGACCTGAAAATGCACTTCCAGGCGGCCTATAGAATGACGGCCGGCATGAAGCTTCAGCAGAACGTTCAGGCCATCTACAGCGAGTGCAAAATGAAGTTTGAGGAGGTGGCGTAATGACCGCTCTCTACAAAATAGCAAATGACTTCGCCAAGCTGACAGACTCCGATATGGACCCGGAGATGATTGCCGACACCCTGGACGGCATCGAGTGGGAGCTTGAGGCGAAGGTGGAGCAGATTCTGGCTGCCTGCAAAAACGAGCAGGCCTATGCGGAGACGCTCAAGGAGGAGTCCCGCAAACTGGCTGAACGCGCAAAGGCTGCCGAGAACCGAGTGGTTAGCATGAAGGGGTATGTTGCCCGGTCTCTCGATACCGCAGGCAAGACTTCCATCAAAGCCGGGGTCCACCAAGTGACCGTCAGGGCCCCATCCAAGTCAGTTGAGATTACCGATGCCGCCGCCCTGCCCGCTGAATATGTCGAGTACGACACGGTCATCAAGGCGGACAAGTTAGCTATCAAGCATAAGCTCGAAGCCGGAATCGATATCCCCGGCGCGCGCATCAAAATCGGTAAGCCATCCCTTCTTATCAAGTAGGCGCCATGGAAAGAAAAGGACTCTATCAGGTCAGAGGAAACCAATTGAGCCACGGAAGGCCATGGGACGCATCAGACATCGCATCTGTCAGGGAGATGGCTGGCTCCATTCATTCAAAGCATATCGCCAGAAAAATCAATCGCTCATACGAATCACTTCGCCAGATGTGCAAGCGCGAGGGCATTAGTTTGCGGCTTGTCAGTGACAAAGCTTGATCCATGAGCGCGAAATTAACTGACCGGGATTATATCGGTCGCTTCGGTCATGTGAGGAACGACTGATGAAACAGTGGACTACTGAAGAGCTGGCGCTCCTGTGGCGTCACAACAACACCGAAGTCGCAGCAATGACCGGGCGCAGCATCAAAGAGGTAGGCGACCGTCGCCTGCAGGCAAATCTGGAGCGCAACGGGTGGGATAAGAAAGACCCGTCCGCGGTGACTAAGTGGGAGGCGGCATGACCGATTACACAGGAAGTAATACGCCAGCGGATCAGCGCGATTTATGGCGAACGCCACCGGCTCTGTTTGCCGCACTGGATGCTGAGTTCTGCTTTCAGTTGGACGCCGCAGGAGCGCAGCACAATACCCTGTGCCGCAAGTTCATCACCGCCGAGCAGAACACGCTGGAAACGCCATGGGCCGATTACCTCACCATTCCAGGATATGCCTGGCTCAACCCACCTTACAGCGACATTACGCCATTCGTGAAGAAAGCGGCAGCGGAGAGCAAGAACCAGATCGGCACGGTGATGCTGGTTCCGGCTGATACTTCGGTCGGCTGGTTCCGCGAAGCGATCGAAACAGCCAGCGAGGTGCGCTTCATCACCGCCGGGCGGCTGGCATTTATCAACCCAGTCACCGGTAAGCCGGTCAGCGGTAACAGCAAAGGATCCATCCTGATTATTTGGCGGCCCTACCCTCGGACGCATTGCGAGTTCACGACAGTTGAGCGCGATGTGTTGTTGGAGTTTGGCTTGAAACTTATGGCAATACGGGAGGCCGCATGAAGACAGAGGATGAAAACGCCATTCGGTCACAGTGCAAAAAATGCGTGGCTGAAATCCGCCAGGAAATGAATGCCAGGCCAAAACCCAAATGGAACGCCGTGGTTCCGGCCATCCTCGACAAGCACTATCAGAAGATAGCCGCTATCGGCATCGATAAGCTTGGATTCATCAGCAAAATTGGCCGCATGCAGGGTCGATATGGAGTGGAGTCATGAAAATTTACATCGCCGGGCCAATGAGCGGACTGGTGGAATTCAACCGCCCAGCCTTCATGTTCACCGCAGAAAACTTTACCGACCTTGGTCACACGGCGCTTAACCCGGCGATCCTGCCTGACGGTCTTTCACAGGCCGAATACATGGACATCTGCCTGGCAATGCTGCGCTGTGCTGACGTTATCTACCTGCTTAAGGGATGGGAATCCTCTCCTGGAGCCAGAGCGGAAAAGGCACTGGCTGAGAAGCTGGAGTTGCAGGTCATCTACCAGGAAGAGGATCGAGCCGCATGACAGCACAAATCACCGGGTCGCTAATGCGGCCTTTTTTATTGCTGGCGTTTGCCGTCAGCCGCATCAATGAACAGTTCAGGGAGCACTAATGAAAAGAACAATGCTCGCTATAGCAGCATCCATGTACGCGCTGGCATCGCCAGTTAAACCATGGGG